GTACCAGTAGTGGTAAAACCACCAGCGGTGATGGTTCCGGTGGTGGTGTCGCTGGCGTCATTCTTTAAGAAAGCGTCGGCTATATAAGTAGACGCAATAGCGGTGCCTTGCCACGTACCAGAGCCAACTGTACCCAACGCTGTAGAATTACCACTAGCATCTAGGTGAACAGATTTTCCAGCAGCATACGTAGTAAATACTGTATGGGTGGCAGCAGTCAGTGAGATGGCAGCATTTGAATTGCTGCTAGCTAGAATTGTATCTCTGGAGAGTGTGTCTGGGGAAGCATCGGTGACAGTACCGACTCCTACTTCCCAAGCAGTACCATTTCCATCTTCAATTGTATAATAAGTAGTATTACTATTTCCTATTCCAGCCACAAATGTCTGAAATCCAGACCCCGCCCCCGCAAGACTGACCGTGCCAGTCCCAGTAGTTGTGGTGGTTTCTTTTACTCTATCTGCTAATATTAAAGCCATATCTCCCACAACCCCCTTTTAAATGAATACTGAAGGGTAGGATCTATTTATGCCACCCGTTGGAACCCCGCATGTTTAATGTTCAAGATATGGAACTATTTCTAAGTTTGATTTATTATTATAAATTTTTTCCAGAATCATAAACTTAATACCCAGACTCTTGTTATTCTCTTCTTTATCAATTTTAGCAGTAAAGCCCGCATCTTCGATTGGTTGTTCTAAAAGTTCTGTAACTGAAGGGGCGGCGATAGAACTATCTAGGGCCCACTCAACCTTGACTTTTTGTGCCCACGAACTCATTCTACGCACTGGAACAATAAAGTTAAACCCTTCCCCAGCGCCACGCACCAACATACCAACATATCGACCTGAATCATCTCCATTTTGATCGGACATATATACTCCGCCCCCACTACTGCCGGGAAATGCTGTTACAGTAGTCTGGTCAAATACTGTCCCACCGCTAGAGCCAAGACTAAGGACTCTGCCCACCTTAGACATGATGCCCCTAGTCATAGAATTAGCCCCCTGCTGCCCTAACAGCGAACCAACATGAAAAAGTTCAGTTCCTATTGGAATTATCTGATCATCTTTCAAATAAAATTCAGCAGAAGCAGAAACAAAGTTTCTTTTTCTAATCATTAACAAGGCCAAATCTTCCCCATTTTCAGAGTCAGAGTATCTAAGGACTTTGGCGTCCATTTTAAGTTCGCCCACCTTGCGGCCTTTTTCTATAAGCTCCTGTACTATCTGAGCATCCTTAAATTCTATAATGCTCTTTGTCTTGCCTTCTTCTATTACAGTTCTTACTGATCTAAGATTATCAATGACATGTGCAGCAGTCCATACAAAATTAACAACTTCCGTATCATTTCCTTCTGTGGATGTTTTTAATTCTCTAGTAATAATTACCCCGGACCCTTGAGATTCACCATATGCCCCCGGAGATTTAACCGTCACACTAATGTCTTGAAGGTGCTGAACCAATTTATCTTGTGCTTGTACACAAGCCGACAGAGCAATCAGAATAATTGCCATACAAATTCCAGTAAACCTTTTCATGCTCCTCCTCCTTTTGTATGTATCAAAAAAAAAGGGAGTAGCAGCAGCTAACTGCTACGTACTCCCTATCTTTGGAAATTTAAAGCGCCTTAGAAGGAACCGAGAAGAACTCGACGATTGTCCAAGACACCAAATCCGTGTTCTCCAAAACCATAGAAACCCGCTCGACGCTGACGGTGCAAGGTATCATCCTCAAACACCTGAATGTCAGCACGAACCGGCATCACGAATGAATCATTGGCACTCAGGTCAAGACCAACAACCAATTCAACGTCTGAACCGCTGGACTCAAGAGAGCCTGCTAGCTGATTCAAGAAGAACAGTTGATATTCTTGTCCCTGACCAAGTTCATCAAGGTCATGGAGATTAACCGAAAAGATGCGATTAACCGCGCCGTCTTCTGCTACGAAGATTTCACGTCGGGTAACTTCATCAACTTGATCAACACCCCAGTTGCGAATGTCTTCCATTCCTTCTGGACTGAGATACAAGTCGGTCAAACGGCCACGATTGATTGAGGTGCTGTTTCCACCACCGTTTCGTCTCATGACGGTCTTCATGAGCGACACCAATCGTTTAGTAAACTGACCAGCGGCTGCATCGCTATCGTACACGACGATATTGCGATCAATACCAGCGGCCAGTAGAGTGTGCCAAGCATCATCGTTAATTTTCTTAACGAACGAAGCTTCAAGCACTTGCATAGCACGGCCAACAATATCCCATCGAGCATCGCGGGCATACTTCAGCAAATAATCAATGCTGGAGCCGATGTCATAGGTCGGAACCATGACATAATCGCCTTCGATATTCCGTTCTGGAATACGACCGTGATTAGGAAGCGTATAGGCGACGAAATCTTTTTCGCTACCGGGAGCCAAGAAATCCAATGGAAATTCCGGGGATGTTCCGGGCGCTAAAGAAATTCTTTCAAAGATGCCACCAGTGACATCACCATTCATAACTCCTCGACGTAGCGGCGTTTGCAAAGCAACAGCAAGTTCGTGCTGTGCAGCGAGGGCCTCTTCCCGCCGAGCAGAACCTGAGCGAACGAGAATATCGTTCATTTCAGGAGTAGCCTTAGCTTTATCTGTCATTATTAATTTCTCCTTTATTACTTTGTTAATTGCCACTTGCGTTATTAGGCAGCGCGGGCAGATTAATAGACAACTTCACATAACCGTCTTCGTCCTTAGTGGACAAGAAACGGCCAACAGGAGGAGTTGCAACAACGCCACCAGTCGCACTTTGAGTTGGCGTAACGTTACCGGTAGCAGTCAGATAAGCAGGTTGGCCAGCGGTCGGCGTGCCTGTTACCATACTAGTTACTACCCAGCCCTGAGTAAGCAAAGTAACTTTGCCACCCTTTTGAACTTCATTTTTGTGGAAATTAATGTGTTGACGTGTCTGATCGATGTTAACCATGTCATTCAAGAGCAATCCCACAGGAATACTGCCAGAGGCAGACGCTTTGTATGTAACAAGCGCTTTAGATTGGTCAAGAGCAACACCGCTACCAGCGGTAGAAATACAAGCAATTCCACCCTTGCTTGCCGACGCATCGTTCATGAAAAATGAAACGTCTGTGACGCCTTCATATCGGTCACCTTTAAGAGCCATTTATATATCTCCTATACTTTACTGTTAGTTCTGATGAATCGAACGATCAAGGAATTCTGCCAAAGCACCCATCAACTCTTGATGTTCTTGGACAGGAGTTTCACCAGCGGTAGCAAGAGCAGCATCTTCGTCGGCCTCAGCCTCTTCCAACACATTTTCTTCAGCAACCGCCTCAGCAGGATCACTTTCCTCTGCTTCTGTCTCTTGGACTATTTCCTTTGTTTCCAATTCTGCCTTAGCATTATCAGCCTCATCTACTTCTTCATTGACAGCCTCTACGGGCTTCAACATTCCAGCCAAAGAATCAAATTGCTCATCGTTAAGATTGGCAAATTTTTCAACAATAGCTGTTGCTTCCTCTTTATCCACGCCAGCATCGACCAAAGTAGAAGTTCGAGACGTTTTGAGAATTTCATCCTTGATCTCTGCTAGTTCAGCAGTAATCTTAGATGAGCCCTCTGACGATTCAGCTAATTGTGTCTCTAGCTCTTCTTTCATCTTTACCAACTCTTCATTGGAAGCCTTAGCTTCCTCGATCTGCTTTTCCAATTCAACGATAGCAGTATCTTTTGTAGCCACTTCAGCATCAAGTTTTTTGAACTTGGCACTAACTGCGGCTTCATCCATTTCTTTTAGTCGCCGTCGAAGTTCAGCAACTTCTGTTTGAAGCTCTTCTACGCGAATATTATCTGACATTGATTCTATCTCCTTATCATTAACCGAAGAATACGTATTCTCGAAGGAACTTAGAGTTTCTTCACTTTCAAAAGCGCTTATATTATCAAAAACAAATACGCTTTCTGGATTGGCTGGTCTTTTGACCAAACCCTTACCACTAAATGTGATATTCTTTAACAAACGCCCCACTTGATATTGCTCATACTGACCAGTTCCTCCATAGGACCGGAGGTGCTTAGTCAAGAAAGCACTATCTTCATTGCGAGCAACCGTTTTATGTTTTCCGTCTGGAGTAACTACGGCGTAGTCAAAATCCGTGAACAGCGCCTCCATTGACACAAACCATTCTCCACGAGTAATTCCATCGATGATTTCTGACATACGACTTTCAACGTCTGGATCACGACTATTCAAATGTTTATACAATACTCCGCTAGTCAATATATGGAACTTCTCCGGCATATTGTCGGCACTAACTGTATTGCCATGATCATCAATAATAACGTTGCCCGTTATATGTCCAATGACATCTGAAGGATTGTGCTCGTAATTAAAGGGCTTGTCCTCTGGCGTGTTCCTAGCAATCCAAGTCTCATGACGATCAAAAACATCGTCGTTTTTATTCCATCCGGTTGTAACAAGGATTGTATTAACGTAGTGAAGATCAAACTGTCCTTCGTTGGTAGCAAATGATGCATCCAAATTCGAAGTACTGGCAGCCTTGGTTGCAAGGCCTATTTTATCTTGTTCGGTATTATTAATGACATTGACAAACGCAAGGGAATTGCCAGAAACAATTTTATCTCGCAATCCATCATTAATTTCTGCCGCATAAACTTTCATGCTTGACTCCATACGATTAAGGTCATAAAAGTATACACCACATTTGTTAAAAATGGCGACTTACTTTTTGATGATAGAGTAGACCGAAACTTGAATATCTCTCAGATCATCCACAGATGGCCTGCGTCCATGACTAGCAACAAATTTGCCTACCAATTTATTATATAGCTCAAAAGATCCATTAGGTACAGAAACTTTGCCCGACTGGGCTAAATTTAATATGGATTTTTCATCAATCTGAGAATGTGGATCTAGGGAACATAAGATAGAAAATTTGAATGTTTCAAGGGTTTCAGTCTCTTTGGCAGATAGACTGCGTAAGTTTTTCTTGCCAAAATGGTCCAACATAGCAGGAGTTATAATAGTAGAGATTTGTGACTGAGCAGCTTTGGCCCACATGCTCGTACCGATAAAATCATCTATATCAGCGACAGTCTGTGGTTTAGGGGTCCGTGTTTTTCTCTGCTCGGTGTCCTTAGAATTCTTGGGTCGGCCCTGTTGGGGCTCTCCCTTATTCTGTTCTGGCCCGGAAAATCTCTGCTTACTCGCGTCCTTCATATCTTCCTGCGGTGTCGTTTCCCCGTCTTTTCTGTCATTAAGATCCAGACCAACCTCACTGGGGGTTACAATGCCTCGCTGCATAGCAATCTTAGCCAGATCGTGATCTTTCTCAGGATTATGCCAAGGACCAGCTTTATTCGACATGCTACCTTTCTCCCTTGCCTTGTCTTCTCTCCTACCCCTGATTTTTTCAATTTCAGGAATCTCTCCAAAACGCTCCTGCAATGTCTCGGAACTAATGACTCCACGATCTACAAGCTGAATCAGTAAAGCCTTCTCAGCCGATTCATCCGATAAAACCATTCGGTCAAACTGAACGCTAGCTGGAAGTCTGAACCCCATCGACTTCTGTAAAATCGCAATCTCTTGTTCCCAAAAGCTGCGTAATATATCTCTACCATATTCTAATCTTTGAACTAGAGTTTTAAGGGAAATATAATTATTGGTAAAACCACTAGCGGTAGCCGCACCTGTAAGGGTGGGCGGAACACCCAGCCCGGCATAAATACTGTTCCATACCGGATCATATTTGGTTGACCCTAAAAACTGATGTACATTTGTTCCCGATTCTTTAAAGTCAAGCTCGGGGCCCCATATTAGATCAAAGGCTCCACCACCGGGGTTGCTGATGAGAATATCAGCCAGCTTCTGAACCGCTGCATCTGTTGGGAATATTTCATGCTCCAGACTACCCAGACGCCACAGTCTAACCTGAGAAATGGCTCCGTCCAAGGCTGCTAGGTCTGCTAGTTTCATTTTTTCCAGAAGGATGACATCATCGAGAATAGCATAAATCATAGGGTAGGCCCATGCCTGCCAGTCATCCTTTTTATAGTGGAACACTCGAAGCTTAGACGAATCCAGAGGCACAGCTTCCTTGCCTTCTTTGGCGGACGAAATGATTTCTGGAGGCAGCTTGGCAATTAATTGACGCTCTATATCATTCTTGGGATGTAATATCTGCCTTCTCAAACCGCTGGGTATTTTAATACCGTAGGCAGGTGATCCGGCAAACTGCGCCAATTCTCCACCAATTATTTCAATGGACAGAGGGCTGAGAAAGCTATATTTACCGGGAATGACCTTTTTCAAAAGCTTTATTTCTTCTTCGGGGTCCATATCGGGACCCATAGGCTCACCAAGAGTTTGATATTCTTTCTGATTTTTTAGATTGATCTTGATGGTCGATCTTTTAGCTATAACATTGCCTGTTCTATAAAGCAGATTGAGAAATCGTTCAGATATATGCTTGCCATTGACTTTTTTGAACCATCCACGATAAAACTTCTGAATTCGTGGGTTGGGGTGGACCAACTTTACTCCCTGACATCCAAAGTCCGACATAAGATCAATGACATTCTTGATTAATCCCACCTTCTTGTAGGCTTCCATACAAGATCCTATAGCGGCTTTCTGATCTTTCGGCACTGCTTCATCTGGGCGAAAATATTCATAGTCTGTTCTGTTAAAACCATCTCGTACAGATATATTGGTTTCAACATCTTTAAACCGTTCACGCCCGGCTGACGCGCGTTGTATAGGTTGATAATCAGCGAGTGGCATATCTTCCTTAGAATTTTTATTCCAAGTAACGAAAGCGGCTTCTGATCTCATAGGCTCATTCGGTTCTTTAGAAACAGACATTACACTCCTCCATTTTAATTACAATGTAACTACATTACAATTATAATACACCAACTAGGGTTTTCTCACTCCCCTACCATAAATTCCTGTAATTTTTCGTGTTAAATGTTCGGGCCCATGATATAGCTGCCCAGACGAATCAGAAGATTCTTGTCCAGCAAAACCACCGACTGGATTATATTCAGTCGTCGAATATACTTTTCCTATAGTTCTGGCAATCATATTAGCTATTACTAGTGCGCTGTATCTATCTTTGCGCAATCGCCCCTTTTTATTGCCCGGAAGTTTAACTTCGGGGGTATCCCATCTGTCACGACCGCTTGTTCCAGTTTGGCTATATTCGATAGTCGCCAGCTCATCTTTAAGTTCCTCAATCTCCATAACACAATCTTCTAA